CGCCGATGATCTTGGTTCTGACAGGGCCGTCAGGCGGAAACATCTCCTTGATAGCGCGTGATGCAAAGTCCACGCAGCCCTCGGCCATGATCGGGTGCACCGCGCGGCTGGCGCCCATGAAGTTGGCGCCTCCGGGTGCGTCCTTGCCCAGGCCAGTACGCCGAATTCCCTCCTCGTACTGCTTGTCCCGGTCCTCACGCGCATTCTTGTCCTTCTCCAGCAAGTCGATGTAGCGCATCGCGATACGGTCGAGCTCGTAGGTCTCCATCGTCTCCGCCATGTTGGCGTAGAAGTCGCGCGACTCCTCGGGGCCGACTGTCTCCATGGAGACAACCGCCGAGCCATCAGGCATCTCAAGAATGTCCGCGGTATCGTCCGGCAGGTCTACGTCCACCGACCCGTCGTCATTCTCGTCCAGGTCTTCGTCGCGGGTATCTCTGTTCATACTATGCCTTCGAGTTTGAGCGTCGTGCACTCAGGGCCTGCCGCATTTGCTCGGTCGATGGCGGGAGTGTAACTCCGCCGCCTTGCTTCTTGGTGATGTCGGGGTTGGTGGGTGCGTAAGTACCTCGGTTGCCTAGCGCCGACTTTACTTGTGTTGGGTGGAAAGCGGCATACGTGGTGTACGGGCCACTTTCGTCTTCTGGGCTGCTCTCGTGGAACACCGCGCTGTCGTACCCCAGTCGCTTCAATATGTCTACGAAATGGTTTTTGCCGTCGTCATCGTTGTCGAACAACTCCCAAGGTTGCGCGTGGTGCACCCAGCGAGGGTTCACCCCGGCTGCTTCCAACTCGTTCCACTGCGCGTCAGTCACCCCCTTGCGCAAGTCAAATGGTTTTTTAAGCGCCGCATGCACCGGCATTACGTTTTGACCTTGGCCTTCCCGCAAGTAAGCCTGCGAGAACTTTTTATGCGGCGTCAAGAACGTAGCGGCGCGGGTAACACCAACATTGCCTAAAAAACCATAATTGTTGTGGCTGGGCTGGTTTGGTTTGAATTCAGTAACATCCGTGTTGGTTGAATGGTACATGCGCAAGGGTTTGCCTTTGGCGTCTACCGCATGCGATCCGCTGAACCATTTGTGGAAATTTTGCACGCCTTGTTTTGTAGGGTGAATGGTTTGCCCCGCGCTGTCTGTATTACCTTGTCCTACCGCAACACGGTACTTCTTATCGCTAAAATCTTCCGGAAACAAATCTTCCCGAGGGCTTACGCTTTTTTTCCCAACCAGTTCGCGTTTCATCCGCTCAACAGACCCACCATCGGCCATCTTGCGCATTGGCCCGAGTGCGGCCAGCGCCTGACCCTGCGGCGTCATCGACAGGATGTTGCTGCCGGAGGGCTTCTGCTTGGGCGGCGGGATGTTCGGTGGCTCCAGGCCGGCGGGCTTGCCGGTGGGCATCCCTGGCTGGTTCCTGGGCAGCGGCGGTGGCATACCCGGCATGCCTGGGCCAGGGCCGCCTGGGGGCATCCCAGGGGCTCCTGGGGGCATTCCCGGCATTCCCGGCATCCCAGGCATGGCCGGGCCACCAGGGCCGGCAGGCGCTGCCTGCGTGAGCTGGTGCCCCGGCATCTCCGGCTGGAAGTCAACACCACCGGCAGGCAGGTCGATGCCCTTGCCCGGACCCGGCGGGATGTACTGCTTGACCTTCATGTCCGGCGCCTCGTCCGCGCCGATGTTCCTGACGTTGGGCATTTTCCTGCCCAGCGTGGTGTGCGCCAGCATCTCGTCCTGGGTAATTGCGCCACCCTCGGCCTTGTTGACTACCCGCAAATCAGGCATGCCAGCTTTCTTGAACCACGGCAGCAAATGGCCCCGGCCTGTGTCAATCATGCTGAGTACATATTCCCGCACTGCTTTGGGTGTGGGTGCTATGCCTTGATGGTGCAACGTGTACGCGACTTGTTTCTCCAGCAAGTCCAGCGCATCCCCCCGGGGCGATCGCAACCCGGTCAGTTCACCGCCACCAAACCAACGCCCTGCTTGCGCCGTGCCCCCCGGGATACCCATCTCGTTTGCAATGTCGAGCATGTGCTTTTCTGCCGCGCCGTATTCGGTGTTGCCAAAGCCCCCCGCTTCTTTGAAGTACGGGTGGTATTGGCTGCCCAGCGTTTCACCGGCAGCTTCGTGCACGTCGCCTACCCATGAGTGCGCAAAATCGCCTGCCTTCTGCGCGCCGTAGGTGGGTATCTTGTAGTTGGTGGGGATGTTGGCGCGACTGTGCTCGCGCAAATTTATGTTGTTCTTCAGGACATTCGCTACGCCGGTCTCGTGTATCGGCATCATGGGCAGCCCCACGCCATGCTTGGCCCTGAATGCTTCGCGATCGGCCTTGAGACTTTCCGGCGACAAGTCCGATCCTCGCGCATGGGCATCGCGTATGGCTTGGCCTACTGCCATCTCGTTCATGATGGAGTTGCGCGCGGATGCCGGCGCGATGCTGTGTACCCAGCTATCGAATTTCTCCGCCGGGATACCTCGTTCCATGGCCGCCAACTTGACAGGGTACAGCGATGCGTAGAAGGTCTCGCCGCCCAGGGGTAGGCCGCGCGCAATTTGCTTCTTAATCAGCGCACGGTTTACCGGGTTCAGGTACGTTTCATGTACGTGCGAGATATTGGCGCGCGGAGGAACATCGCGTGGGAAACGGCTTTGCTCTATCCCAGGAAAGCCCCCCAGGGCCTGCTGAATATCTGAACGATCGAAAGCCTGCTTCTCAACGGACGGCGGTTGCCAAGGTTCGGTGGGCTTGTCTAAAAACTCATTGGCGTTGGTAATTCGTTGTTGCACCACCGCCGGGGTGTTTCTCAAACGTCGTGGTCCGGGGTCGTTGAACTGCGAACGCGCCAATGCTCCGTACGTCTTGACCATTGCCGGCTTTGTCCGGTATACCCAATCCCATCGGTCTTTTTGCTGTTTGGTTGGTGCCGTGTCTTCAGGGCCGCCCTCAGAAAATCGGGGCGTTGTGCGGGCGGCAATAGCTTGCCGCATTTGATCGAGGGTAGGTTTCACAGCGCCTCCTTGGGCCTTGGTGATGTCTGGGTTCGTCGTGTCGTACGTGCCACGGTTGCCGATTGCCGACTTGATCTGGTGCGGGTGGAACACGTTCACCTGATTGATGTTGCCTTCCGTATCCCGCAATATCGCCGCGTCATGCCCGAGCGCCTTCAGTCTCTCGACGTGCTCGCTCGTCATCGGCACCAGCGGGTCGCGGTCGAAGTAGTACGGGTTCTTGATCTGGGCGTGCACCGGCATAACGTTGGTGCCGGTGGCGTCGCCCTTGATCCTGCCCTGAAAGTTTGCGTACGCGCCCGCCTTACCTGGGTGCGGCGTCAGGTACACGCCCGGGCCGAGCAGGCCCTTGGCGCCCGGCTTGAACTCGGGGATGTCGTTGAGCGACCCGTGGTACAGCACGTCCTTGACCTTGCTGGGCTTTAGGAACGCCTGCCGGCCCTTCTCGCGCATCTCTGCGCTCATCTGCCCGACGCTGGGTGCCTTAGCCATGGTGGTGTCCTACCGCTTGATTTGCGCCAGTCCGCCTTGCGCGTACCGGGTCACTTCTGTGGGCTTGAACACCGCCGCTGTCGGCATGCCCAAGTTTTTGTTGAGCACGCCGCTGTACCCGTACTCGTGCGCCAGTCGTTCAAGATCGGTGAAGGCTTCCTGCGGGTAGGCCACGCCTGGGTTGTACTTGGCGGTCACTGGGTTGACGTTGTGCTCAATCGCCAGCCGGTGCAGTTTCTCGGGGTCCGCCGCCACGTCGTACAGGTTCGGTACCGTGGCGCGATACCGATTGGCGCCCAGGCCCATCTCACCACGCTCCGGCCTGCCCGCGTAGAAGTACGTCCGATCGCGCTGCGCCGCAGGGCTCTCCAACCGTGAAGCCTCCGCGCCCTTGATGCCGGTGCCATACCGCGTCGGGTCTGTCTGGGTCAGCGCCGGGTCAGGGCTGAAGTGCGTCAGCTCGGCTTCAACACCATGGGCCGGCTTGATGATCTCGCGCAGGTACGCCGGCACGCCGCCCTTGTAGTCCCCTCTCAAAAACTCTGGCGGCAGCAAGGACCCTTTGTTGGGGGCGTACTGGAACCCGCCCAGCAGCTCGCGCTTGTGCGCCAGGAACTTCTCGGCCTCCTCGTGGTGCCCTCGCCGCATGGCCTCGTGCGCGGCCTCGGTGGCCTTGCGCACGCCTTGCTTGAGCTCGGCGTTAAGCGGGCTGTAGTTCACCACGCTGTTCGCGCCCCGAGTCTCCGGGGTCATTGCCATGTTCGCCAACGGGCTGTACATAGCCGAATGCGCCGCCCAGGCGCCCTCTTCGCCCTTGGGGCCAAACTCGTGCCCGTGCACCGCGTGCCCGTAGAAGTCGTGCACTGCCCGAAACAGCTCGGTGCTGTTGAGCCCCGTCTCGGGGTCCACGTCCGACATCATGTCGTGCGGGTCCCCGCCCTGGAACACCGACAGGTGGCGGTTGTTGTGCACGTCGTGCAGCATCTCCTTGCTGGTGCGGTAATCGCCCTCGCCCGCCCGGTGAAAGCTCATGTTCACTGGCAACGAGTCAAACTGCAACTTGGTCTCGTGGTTGAGCTGCCGATACGCCCTGGCGCGCAGGTCGTCGTAATCTTGCGCATCGCCCACCACCTCGGGCATCTTGCGCCGGTATGCCTCGAACACCGCATCCTTGTAGGCCGGGTCATCTGAGTGCGCCAGCGTTTGGATGCGCCCAATCGGCCCCTGCTTCTGCAGCGAGCTCTCGGTGTTGGGCATCGGCGCGTAGGGCTTGCCTTGGAACTGCCGGCTGTACTGATCCGCCGCCTCATGCGCGACGTTGTTCTTGCTGCGAATCAGCTCTCGGATCTCTTCGCCCGAAAGTGGTTTCGGAGCTGCGCGTTGTGCAGATCCGCGTGCATTGTCGGGATCCGCCCCACCTTCTTCTCGTAGGCTTTGTAGTCGCGCTCCAGTGCCTTCAACAGCTCGCGGGCGGACGCGGTAGAAAGGGCCTTCTTGGCTTGTGGCATAGCGTGAATCCTTCATGGTGTTGACCTCACTGGTCGTACGGGTTGCCCCGCCGCTTGTTGCTCGTCTTGTCGGCGTCCGCGTAGTCGTCCTCGTCCAGCCAGTCCTTGGGGTAGTCGATCGTCAGCCAGCCGGCGTCGCGCAGGTAGCGCAGGCCCTGGCTCATTGCGTCCACGAAGTCGTCGTGCGCCGTGCCCTCGGGGAACGAGCAGATCTGGCTGATCATGCCCTCGGCCCAGTCACGCACGAACCCGCGCTTGTTGCTGCTCTCGGGCACCCAGACACGCCCGGCCTTGATGATGTTCGACACGATCGACAGGCGCTGGATCTTGTCGGCCCGGCCCGGATTGTAGGCTTGCACGGGCACACCGGCGCGCTGCAGGTCCTGGATCAGGCTGATGCCCGCGCTCTTGTCCTCCACCAG